GCGCACCGAGTAGGTGCCCGTTGGTTTTATAGAAGCCTAGTTCAACCAACTCTCATCTTCCTCCTCCTCGGGAGCCTCGATGTCCTCGATCCTCCAGACGATGGCTGAGTCCCTTTTCTTGAAACATGAATTTTTACTATAGATCCAGCCCTCCACATCTGGCCTGGACAAAACAAAGCCCTGTGCAACCTCAAGTATAATTGCCTCATCAAAACACTGATTAAACAGCTTTGAAGCAGGTAATTTTTGTTTGTCAGTAAGGTATTCTATTGCACTGTGCACTGATGCTTTAAATGTGATGATGTTACCCATGTGAGTTGTCAAATAATCTGGCTTTGTGTCAACTATGCCCTCATAGACTGTATGACCCATTTCAGCATAGGACTCAAGGATTGATGCTAGGTAATCACAAATATTCAGTTTGTTCAGCTGTGAAGTGAGAGAATGATGATCCAGTCGGGGTGAGTGGACCTCAAAGAAAGTTGGGATCCCTTCAAGGTATTTGTAATATCCTAGTGAGCCTTCTTTGATAAAGACTGGGCTAGAGAGCTTGTCAAAAAGATTTGGGTTTAATTTATTTTTATTTCTTATTCTCATGCCAGATAGTTGCCATTCTTCTATTTCATCATCACTTAGCAATTTTTTTAATAATTCATGAGTAACCTTTTTTTCAGGATACCTGGGGAGTTTGTCCCAGTATATGGTGAAAATGTTTGTTTTGTCAATTTTGTTTCTTGAAAAACAAATCGTCACACTTTGTTGCTGCCATAGAATTTCTCTAGAAACAATAATTGTAAACTGATCTTGGTAAGTTCTTTTTTCGGACAGGTGTTGAGGGAAAGACTTCAGAAGCTCACACACCTGGGTCTGTCTTTTCTCATTTATGGCATTTGCCATCAATATTTGTATAACAGAACCTTCAATTGGGACGTTGTTGGGAAATTCACATCTTGTGACACTTTCCCAGGCATTTAATATGGTTTCATAGTTTAATGGTACTGGTTTTACAAATGATTTTAACAACATCACTGTCTCTGTTTGTTTTAGATTGTAATTTCTTTTGGATAGCCCTACATGATCAGTTTCTTCCCAACATATGTTATCATTGCCTTGATAATACGTGCTGTTGTTGTTTAGTGATACCAATCTAAAAACTTCATATGGTTCTCGTATTTGCATGTTGAAACTAGCGTCAGCTGCTTCAATTAACTTCATTCTAATCAATTGTTGAGAATTCATGAGTTTCATTTTTTTTAGTGGAATGCTGGGCTCAACCACTTCTTTGAAAAAAATGGGTGATCTGATTTCAAGTGATGCCAATGCAGGAACCAGGAAATCATCATTTACACTGTTTCCTCTGATTTCTGTGCTTATCATGGGCTTTTCTTCTATTCCTATAGTTGGAAAAAAATGTCTGTCATCAAGCGAAAATTTTTCAATCAATAATTGAACTTTGAGTTGCACATAATCTTCTAAGATAGTTTGTCGGTTTTCTTTTTGTGATGTTAATATATTTCCGTACCCTTCTTTTAGTTTGAAACTGTTTGACCTTATTGTTGATACCAGTCCTGAATAACTTTCCCCGCTTGACATTTGTCTTAAACTGTCTTTTATACTTTCTATAATGCTTTGCTCCAATGATGAATAAGTTGTAGAGTTAAAGTGTTTCCTAATAAAATTGTAGAGTTTTGCTGAAATTGGATCTTCAATGTTTTTACTTGGATCAAGACTTAATATTATGTTATTTTCTTTGTTGTTTTTCATCCTACCAGAACATACTCTTATTGGTCCATGCATTAGTGGGTCCCAGGAGTCCTCTTTACACTGCTTTGCAATTTTTCTTGCATTTTCAACACTTTGATATGGTCGTGTCATCCAGTTTGATAGTTCTGTGTCTATTTCAGCTACCAGTTTTTGATTTTTTATTGTTTTGAATTCACTTGATTCTTTAAGTGATGTTAGTTTTCTTTCTGTATAAGTCATGTTGTCAAACATTGTTGCATGTAATTTTTTTGTATAAAAGTGTCTTTGTGATAAGTCATTTAAATATTGGGATCCAAAGCCAGCACATGACAATAACTTTTTGCTCATATCTAAAAGGTTGGAACACTGCTCTATTGTTGCACAGTTATCATATGCTTCTTGCATAATTGTGTCGGTTGTATTCAAGTAATTAAGTGGATCAAATACTTCAAACCCAAAACTTGGTATAATTAAGTATTTCAATGTTGGCGGCAGTTCTTGACCTCCTGATACAAAAACACTTTTAAATTCAAACACTTTTGTCCCCCAAACACTTTTTTCAGATATTTTTTTGTTTAAACACTTTGAAAGAATGTAGTGAAGCTCAAGTGTTAGTGCAGCATTTTCTGGACCAATTAGAACTGATGCTTGATCATCTGAAGTGACACAATTGTAAACATCTGTAAAGTCTGTGATGTGGTTTTTTATAAAATCCCATATAAACTCTTCTGTTTTTCCAGCCCATATATCTGACCAACCATGTAGAATTCCCTGGCCCATATCATATGGATATGTTTGCATACCTAATTTGCCTTCTTTCAAGAGTTTGTTTGCATAGACATCTATTGTGTTCTCTAGCAAATTTATTTCTACAGGCTCAATTGAAGTTTTTAATTCTGTGTTGTCATTTTTTATAAGGTATTCTGCATATTCAGAAGAAATCTCTACTTTTTTCAGGACATGTTTCCATAGTATGTCACTTATAAGTGATAGATCATTTTTCAGTGTCCCAACGATGCCAATTGCATCATTAAAAATGTCCATCATATCAGCAAATAATGATGGCATGCTCAATGGACCCCACTTTGAATGATCAAGAGAACCGAACAAGTATTCTTCACTTTGAGTCATTACAGAACTCAATTGTTCATCATTTAAATTTGAAATGTCCTCAAATTTTAAGTCAACTATTGCATTTTTAGCAAGTTGACAGTTTCTCACATGCTTACGTATTAATGTTTCTGATGAGTGATCATAAAGGCAACTAATTGGGTTAATGTCTTTTATTTGTTTAGCAAATTCTTCTGCTATTTTAGTTGCAATCTTTGTCTTTATATCACCAATGTATAATTCTCTTGTTCCACCTACTTGTTCTTTGTAGCTTAGGGCAAAGTTCATATTTGGAATTTCAGATAATAAATCAATACATGTTAATTCTGAAATTATTTCTTTGTTTTTAATTTTTTCTTTTCTAATTTCATTTAATAACTCAATTGCAGTGCTGTTTCTGCTTGATAATTTATTTTGAAATTTTGTTTGTTTTAGACCTTTTTCTTGCTTCAATGTTATCCTCAGATCATTTTTGATGTTTTTAATTCTCAATAACAAACACATATGAAGTGAATCTGGATCTTCTGTTGATATGAGTCTTTGTTTGATAATGGTGGTTAAATCATCTTCTTCATTTGATTCAAGTGTTCTCAGGGCAAGTTCTTTCAAATTCTCTATGTATGGCAAGTTCAAACAAAGTTGATATGGTTCTGTAGTCTTCAATTGATCTAAAACCCAAGAGTTGCCAGAATTGACATAAAAATCTGTGTATTCCTGCAATTCTTCATTTAATTGCCTTACTTTATTTGTTGTGTCAGGATTTTTATTATCTTTTAAATCATTATTTTTATTGATGCTCATCATTTTTCTATCATGGTATTTTTGCAGTTGATTGGTTATTGATATTTTATTGTAATTTTTCTCATTTTTCACTTGAGTCATACATGAGTTGCTATTGGAGATGTCAAAGGCAAGAGGTTCTTTTAATTTAGTATATGAAAACTTATCTAAATAATTCAAACACTCCAATTTAAACCATTCATAAAAAGAGTTCAGAATTGCTGGTGAAATTGTTGGACCTTTGTTTTCACCGTATGAGATCTCTTCAATTGATAACATGTTGCTCAATCTCCAATTTCTCTCATTTGCCCAGTTTTGTTTTAATTCAAAGTACTTTTGGTTTGCCTTAATCCTTTCTATGTCTTTTTCTTGTGAGTCCTTTGTTATTAAATTACATAGATAAGACATGAATAACATTTTCCTTGTCTCAAGTTGCTGATCATCAGTCTTCTCAAAAGGGAAAATACTTCCATTCTTTCTATAATTGTCATATAAATTTTTAAATAGCCAATAATCAACTGCATTTTTGTCATTCTTCAATTGTATTGATATTTTTTTTCCTAGATCTCTAGCATGAAACATTGAATTCAACCCCATCAACATGTATCTTATGTTTTGTATGTTTTTTTGTGTTGTCTTGTTTTGGTTCAAAAGTATTTCTAAAATACAGTTTCTAACCTCTTTATTCATTGGTTCATTGGTATATTTTTTATATTCCAATTCAATGTTTTTGATGCATAGTTGTATGTTTGAAGGACAAATGTATCTGCTGGGATGAGCTGTGAATGAACTGATTCCATTATTTGAAATCAATCCAAATTGTTTTGCTCTTTGACCTCTTGTTTTATAAAACACCACTTGAGATCCGAAAACTTGATAACACAGAAATGAGTTTTTGTATGTGTAAGAAGTATTTGCAGACCTTAATATACACATGCTTGTTTCTTCAACTGTTTGCAAATTTTGATTTGACCAGTTTTCCATTCTTTTCTTTGCACAATTTAATATATAAGTCTCATTGTGACTTTTGTTCACATCATCCTGTATCCTTGTTTTCTTTGATTTCAATAGTTTTTGTTCCAATAATTTCAATTTATTAGTGAGAGTGTCATGCATTGGTTTGTATGATTCAAAAATAAGTTTGTTTTGTTCAAAACAATCTTCTAGGCGTTTTCTTTCCTTTTGAGCAACCTTTCCACCATGTTTCAATCTGACCTCACAATCCCTCACCACCGCATCCAACCACCTTAAGGAATCGTGTGGTCCCGGCACAAGTCCCCCCTCCAACCCCATAATACTAAAGATATAACTATAATCCAATCTTTTTAGTTTTTGTTCTTTGTTAAATTTATTTAATAGATTTATTATGTTTTGATTTTGTTGAAAATAGTTTAAAACAGCCTCATCAGTTTTTTTGAAACCTTGTTTTGTTGTTTTTATGGATCGGTATGCTTTTAGGCTGTTAGTTTTAAATTTTAGCCACAATTCTTCCATACTTTCATCATTTGTTTTGACATAAAAGCTCTTGTTGTTTTTTATTCTTTCTTTAGCAACATTCCTTATCTGGTTGGACAAAATTTTGTTATCTATGATTGGAAAATTTTTTCTATCCAAATCTGGGAAGACTTCTAATGCTTCTTCTCTTTCTTTATTTGGTCTTTTTGGATCTTTAAACTTGTTGAGGTAAGGATATTGTTGAAATAAATCTCTGATTTCCCAGAAATATTTTAGATTTATTTCTCTTAGTTCTTCATTTTTTTCCATTTTTTTGAAGAATTTGATCATCTTTTTCTCAAGATTTTGGAGTGTGGATCTGACATGTGGGTTTTCGACTTCATCAAAAGAGGTCATTGTTTCAACATGAACTAAAACTGGATAGTTATTGCAGACCTTTGTCCACTTCATTCTATCACTGTGCTCTTTTTCTTCCCTTCTGTTTTTGCTGATTCCAAATTCATAAATCATTAGCTTTCCATCTTCAGTAATGGCATAAGCGTCAGGTGTTAAATTGCTTGAGCAATTAGTCACATTTATAAGCTTAAGTAATTCAGTTATGTTTCTTTTATTTGATTCATCCTCATATTTTAAACCATACTTGGAGCACAACAATCTTTCTGCGATGTTGCCCCTTAATCTTAAAATACCCTCAGCCTTCAAACTTTCAGATTCAAGTGCTCCAAACATCTCAACCTGAGAAACATCAGGTACAAATGGAAAACCTTGTCCATTTAACAAGCGTATTTCTGACACAATCCTCTCAAATATCTCCTTTGCCATCCTGGCCTCCGTTAACAAAAAGGGCACCTCCTCTGTGCG